GGGATTGCCAGGTGATGTTATTCAATATCGTGCAGTTGCTGAAGGTAACGTATTTAAACTGATATTAAGTATTGCCATTGTGGTGGCTGCTTCTTATCTTACGGCTGGATTAGTCACTGCTGGTTATGTATCTGCTGGCGTAGCAGCTACTGCTGTGCAAGCAGGTTTAACTGTAGTTGGTAGCTTATTAGTCAATGCCATATTCCCAGTTAGGATGCCAACTCAGCCAGAATCTCCTGGCACAGCCCTTGCTCAGGACTTATTACAAGGCGGTAGCAACCAAGCATCACAGTACGGTGCCATCCCTGTAGTATTAGGTCAAATGCGCTTTACAGGACTGCTAGGCGCACAGATATACGCTGAATCAAATACAGATACATCTTACTTAAGAATGTTATTGGTTTGGGGTTATGGCCCATTGCAAATATCTGACATGCGTATTGGGTCAACTGACATTAATACGCTTGAAGAATTAGACCAAGCTACTATTAGTGGCTTTCAAGATTTAAGTGAAAATTACTCATACTTTAATTCAATCTATCCAAATGATGTTGAGCAGCTACCTATTAATGTTGAGCTTGCTGCGACAGAAACTACAAGAACAATCACATCTATTGTACGAGCTACAAATGTAGTGACAGTTACTACATCAGCTACACATACATTTATTGCTGGTAACAAAGTAACTATATCAGGCATAACAGCTTTTAATGGCACATTTACCATTGCCTCTACCCCAACTACCACTACTTTTACCTATGCTCAGACTGCTGCAAACGCTTCAGGATCGACTGGAACAGCGTTCTCTATAGTATCCCCTTGGTATGAAAAAGTAATCAATGAGCTATGCACTTCTGTAAGCGTTAATCTGCATTTCCCAAGAGGATTGAGAAGATTACAAATGGATGGCGATGGCGCAGGTAACATTAAGGAAGAATTGTTTACTGCTGATGTGCAAGTACGTCAATTGGACAATGATACTTTGGCCCCATTGGAACCTTTTGGTTCTCTTGAAAATATATTTAGACAGGCTACTGTTACTCTTGATGGTGCATTTTTTGGCAGCACACCTGTAGGATTTCAAACAACTCCAGACCCATGCTACAGATGGGCATTTATAACTGTTGATAAATTTAATAAGTTAATTGTTCGATATGGTAGTTATTCAAATACATCAACTGCCAATCCTAGCGGTACTTTTTTAGATAGATTAAAAAGAACTACAAGAAATTTAAATACTGTATATGAAATATATCCTACTATTCCTTCTACTGAAATACTGTTATATGAAATCTGTATGTATGGATCTAAAATATTTAGTACAGTAGATAGACGCAGTTTAATGCCAGCTACATACAGTGGATTAAACTTAACAACTCAAACAGCATCAGATAATAATAATTTTGGTATGGCTTATTATGCAAACCCAGTGGTTAAGCAAACTACAGCAACTATTGGTGCTGGATCTATAAGCAGAACAGGCAGGGAAACAAGTATCCGAATTGGCGTTAATGGCACTGAATTTGTTAAACGTAAAGATGCGTTTAGTTACAATGTGTCATTTATAGTTCCAGAAGGTAAGTATGAAGTCCGTATTCGCAGGAATACAACCACTACTGAAGAATACACTGCTAATAATATTAAGTATCAGCGCATGAGTTCTTCTATTTTAACTTCAGTAACGGCTTATGGTGCATCAAGGCCAGTTAATCCTCCTAAACCAATGGCGATGACTGCGTTAAAAATAAAAGCCACTGACCAAATTAATCAAACGCTAGAAGGTATTTCAGCGACAGTAACATCTATTTGTTTAGATTGGAACCCTACAACTACAACATGGGTTCTTAGACCTACTCGTAATCCTGCTTCATTATTTAGATATGTTTTGCAACATCCTGCAAATGCACAAGCTGTAACAGATTCTCAATTGGATTTAACTTCAATTGCAACTTGGCATGAGTATTGTGCTACAAATGAATTTATATTTGATTCTATCGTAGCAGACCAACAAAGTCTTTTAGATGTGCTTCGTGATATATGTGCAGCAGGTCGTTCATCTCCAACATTAATAGATGGTAAATGGACAGTTGTTACAGATAAACCACGCACTGTAACTGCTCAATATTTTACACCGCATAACTCATGGGGTTTTGAATCAACTAAAGCACTACCTAAATTGCCTCACGCATTTAGGATTCCATTTAAAAATGCAGAGCAAGGTTATCAGCCTGATGAATACATTGTGTATAACGATGGCTACGATGAAACAAATGCGACATTATTTGAGCAAATACAATTCCCTGGCGTGACATCACGTGATGCAATTCATAAACATGCTCGTTTCCATTTTGCCCAAATCAAACTTCGACCAGAAACCTATACGCTTAACGCGGATATTGAGAACTTAATCTGTACTCGTGGTGACTTGGTTAAAGTAAGCCATGACGTACCTATGTGGGGTTTAGGAACTGGTCGCATTGCACAGTTTATCTCTACAACATCTATTCGCCTTGATGAAACGATGCCAATGGATGCTGGTGTAACTTACACTATCAGAATTCGCTTAGAGGATGGCTCTAGCATTACACGCACAGTGGCTTCTAAGCCTTCTGACGGGTATTACGACACCATCACATTGACTAGCTCAATTACATCGACTGAAGGCGCTGTAAACAATCTATTCATGTTTGGTGAGATGAGTAGCGAATCAGTCGATTTGGTTGTACAAAGTATTGAGCCGTCTAATAACATGTCAGCACTTTTGACATTGGTAGATTACTCACCTGCTATATACGATAGTGATTTAGAGCCAATACCTGCATTTGACAGTCAATTAACGCTTCCACCATTATTGATGAAAGATAAGATTACAGTTGCGCCAGTAATTACTGCAATAATTAGTGATGAAACGGTTATGCTTCGCCCAGCTCCAAATCAATTCCTTTACAGAATTAAATTGTCTTTTAGCAATCCTGCGACATTACCTTCTATTGCTAAATACATTGAAGGTCAAATTGATTTCTCAGGCGATACGTCATTGATATGGGAAACATCTAAATCAGCAGATATTCGTGATACATGTATCTACTTCTCCGATGTAGAAGAAGGTTCAGAATACAGAATTAGAGTTAGATACGTTACAGATGATGGTAGAGCTGGCCCTTGGACTTATGCTGAGAATCATACTGTTGCAGGTAAAACAAACCCTCCTGGCAGTGTAACTGGTTTAACTGCCACAGTTAGCGGTGATAAAATTAAATTAGATTGGAATGATAACGCTGAGTTAGATTTATGGGGTTATGAAGTTCGTGATACTAACGCTGGTTGGGGAACTGCTGGGTATTTATACCGTGGCGCATCTTCTGAATGTTTAATCAATCCAGGTACAATAGGCGTTACTGAAGATTATTTTGTTAAAGCTCTTGATGTTATTGACTTATATAGCGTCAATGCAACATTAGTAACATTTACTCCATCTATTATTCCTGCTGTATCTACAATTAATTATAACTTTTTAAGTACATCATTAACTACCACATCATTGATATTAGATTGGACTGATGTAGCTCCTCAGTTTGGATTAAGTCATTATATTATTGGATATAACTCTACAACTGTGACAGCAAGAACATCAACATTGACTGTTCCTGTTGATTGGGTTGGTGCAAGAACATTTACTGTAACTACTGTTGATAAGCAAAATAATCAATCTACAGCCACTTCTGTTATTGTTACCAAATCGGCTCCTGTTGCACCTACATCAAGTGCTACTGCAATAGTTAATGGTGCATTGCAGTTATCATGGGCAGCATCAGTAAGAACTACATTACCAATAGCAGGTTATGAATTAAGAACATCTGATACTGGTTGGGGTTCAACAGGATTTATATTTAAAGGCGATGCGTTAAACTTCTCAGTTATACCAGCATTAGGCGCTAATACTTGGTATGTGCGTTCTTTTGATACTGATAATAGATATTCGGCTGCATCATTGGCAATAAGTTATACAAGAGTTATACCAGCCGCTCCAACTGCACCAACTCCATCCTTCTTATTTGCTGACACTAGCTTAACTAATGCCACAGTTACATTGGATTGGAATGATGTATCTCCGTTATTTGGCTTAGACCAATATAAAATTACTTATAACTCAGAAGTAATTTATACAAAATCTAGTACCATCACATTACCTGCTGATTGGCTTGGTGACAGAATATTTAATGTTTATACAATAGACTTGCTTGATGGTGAATCATTGCCACTAGCAATTACAGTAAATAAACTTGCTCCAAATCCAGTGCCATCATCTAGCGTTCGTACATCTGTTATTGATAATAATGTACTGCTCTATTGGACACTACCTGCAAAAACAACATTACCTATTCAAGACGTATTGATTAAAAAAGGCCCTGTATATGCAACGGCTGAGGTTATTGGTTATAAAAACGGTACATTTACATCAATACAAGAATTAAGTGCTGGTAACTATACTTATTGGATTGCAGTTCGAGATACAGATAATAATTTCTCAACTCCAGTAAGCATTACATCTCAAGTGGCTCAACCACCAGACTTTGTATTTAATGCACAATACTTTAGTACGTTTAATGGCACTAAGACGTCTGCAATTAATGAGCAAGGTGGAGTGTTATTGCCTGTAAGTACCACTGAAACATGGACAGAGCATTTTAATAGGAATCTTTTAACTTATTCTCAAGATTTTACTAATGCAGTTTGGGTTAAATCTGGCACGACAGTTACAGCAAATTCAACAACTGCACCAAATGGCACGACTACTGCATCTACTATTTTGCAAACTACAAGTGGATATTTGAACTATTCAACAGGCACTCCATTTGTATCATCATTAATGACATTTTCATTCTATGCCAAAGCCTCAACATCTACTTGGGCATTAGCTACATTAAAAGCATTTGCTGGCGGCACTGAAACAGCATGGTTTAATCTTTCTACTGGGGTAGTTGGAACTGTTGGCGCAAACTTAACTGCAAGCATGGTTAGTGTTGGTAATGGATGGTATCGCTGCATAATATCTAAAATAGCCGCAACAACAACTGAATTTGTTATTTTTGCCCCAGCTACATCTAATGGCAATACTACTAATACATCTGCTCAAATATTTGCTTGGGGCGCACAATTAGAGCAAACATCAGCAGTTAGAACATATATTGCAACCACTACTACTGCCGCATTATGGGCAGACCCAGCCGCACAAATTGCAGCAGGTTATCCAATATTTATTCAGCCAAATAACGGAAGTGGCTCTTATGTTGAAGTATTTGATTACGGTACTGTATTAGGTAGTAGTCAAATTACATTAAGCTATCAAGGCTCTGTTGTAGCATCATCAGCTACCATATCGTTTGATATTGGCATATCACAAGATGGCATTACTTACACTACTACAGTTGGCGCACAATCTATATTTGCTACAAACTTTAGGTATGTAAAAATAACGGCTAATGTAACTACAACCAATGCAACTGGATTGTACTTATTGCAATCAATGAATGTATTACTAAATGCTAAATTAATTAGTGATGCAGGAAATGTAAATGCTGTATCAACTGATGCTAGTGGAACACTTGTAAACTTTGCAAAAGAGTTTGTTGATATTATGTCAATTACTGTTTCACCAAATGGCTCTACTTTACTGACACCTGTTTACGATTTCATGGATACTGTTTTAACTGGTACATATTCTGTCACATCAAATGTGATGACAGTCAATGTAACAGGCCATAGTTTGATTGCAGGTCAAAAAGTTAGATTAACATTTACAAGTGGAACTGCACCAAATGGCGTTTACACAATTGCATCAGTAGTTAATGCAAATCAATACCTTGTGAATTTAACAACGGCTAACACAAGTGGTAATATATCAACATATCCTGAAAGTTTTAGGATATACTTATTTAATAGTGCTGGTGTCCGTACAAGTGGCTCAGTATCTTGGAATGTTAGAGGATATTAAAGATGGCAGACCATAGTAAACCACTCAATACCAGTACCTATGTCAATTATACGACTGAAATTGACGCTAGATTTGATGATTTAACACTAGGCTTAGATTCAGCCTTAACTACGCCTACCAACTTGCCAACTAACGCAATCCGTTGGAATAGCACAACATTTAAACATCAACGGTGGAATGGTACTGTTTGGAATGATTTTACTCGATACGACATCAACATCAATGGTACTGTCGGTGCTACAACTCCAAACACAGGCGCATTTACAACATTAAGTTCAACTGGCAATACAACGCTTGGTGATGCGTCTGCCGACACTTTAACAGTCAATGCTACTCCTACATTCAACGTAGCCATTCCAGCAGCGTCTGGCGGTACTGGCATCGCTTCTTACGCTATTGGCGATATTATTTATGCTTCAGGTGCTACTGCATTTTCTAAACTTGCTGACGTTGCAACAGGTAACGCATTAATCTCTGGTGGTGTTGGCGTTGCTCCTGCCTATGGCAAGATTGGTCTTACTACGCATATCTCTGGAACTTTAGGTACTGCCAATGGTGGTACTAACTTAACTGCATTTACATCAGGCGGTGCTGTCTATGCAACATCTACATCTGCATTAACTACTGGTACATTACCTGCCACTGCTGGTGGTACTGGGTTTGCATCTTATGCTATCGGTGATTTAGTTTTTGCATCTACAACTACTGCATTATCAAAATTAGCTGACGTTGCTACTGGTAATGCGCTTATATCTGGTGGCGTTGGTACAGCTCCAGCTTACGGTAAGATTGGATTAACTACCCATGTATCTGGTACATTGCCAGCTACAAGTGGAGGTACTGGTCAGACAACTTATGCAATTGGTGATTTATTAACTGGTGGAGCTACAAATACATTAACAAAAATAGCAGATGTAGCGACTGGAAATGCTTTATTATCAGGTGGTGTAGGTGTTGCTCCTACTTATGGTAAAGTAGGATTAACAACTCATGTGTCAGGTGTTCTTCCTGTAGCAAACGGTGGTACAAACGTATCTACTGCTAGTATAGCAGCATTTAATAACATAACTGGCTATACTGCCACTGGTGCTACTGGTACAACAAGTACAAATATTGTATTCTCTACCTCACCAGTTTTAACCACACCAAACATAGGTAATGCTACAGCAACTACAGTAGCATCATCAGGATTTGTCGGAACATCTGCTACAGGTGCAATTGTTACTCCAGTTGGTACAACAGCAGAACGACCTACTGCTGTTCAAGGGATGGTAAGGTACAATACAACAAATGTATCTTTTGAAGGATATAATGGTACCATTTGGGGGTCAATAGGTGGCGGTGCTAAAGGCGGAAGCACGGATGACATTTTCTATGAAAATAGTAAAATAGTTACAACAAGTTATACTATTACATCTAATAAAAATGCTATGACAACTGGGCCAGTTACATTAAATTCTGGTGTTATAGTTACAGTACCTACTGGCTCACGCTGGGTAGTTTTATAAGGATTAATCATGGCAGGAACGGTAATAGCAGATAGATTAGAGGCGGCTTCAACAAGCCAATTAAACATTAAGAATGGTGTGGCATTGACTCCACCTACTATTTCAGATGTAAACAATGTAGCGATTGGGACATTCTGCCGTGCTTGGGTAAACTTTAACGGCACAGGTACAGTAGCAATAAGGGCTTCATTTAATGTTAGTTCAATAACAGACAATGGTGTTGGTGATTATACATTAAACTTTACTAATGCTATGCCTGATGTAAATTACGCTTTTGTCGGTGCGCTTATTGGTACAACAGCTTCAACCTTATATTGTCCAAGGGTGCTTGAAACTAGTGGAAATCCTACCTTGCAATCAACAACACAACTTAGAATTTATAATGCTGTTTCAAGTTCAGTTTTTGATGTGGCATGGATGTATAGTGCAATTTTCAGATAAGGATAAATTATGGCTTCAATAGTTATTAGTGGTGATACAAGCGGTTCGGTTACATTATCCGCACCAACCGTTGCAGGTTCAACAACACAGACATTAGTTGCGGAAACAGGCGCATTAGCACCATTAGTAAATGGTACAGTAAGAAGTGCAACCACTGCTTTCCCATTAAATTTTACAAACATACCTAGCTGGGTTAAAAGAATAACTGTAATGTTTGCTAGTGCCTCACCTAGTCTTGGCAATTGGTTTACTATTCAATTAGGTACTTCTGGCGGTATTGTAACATCTGGGTATTTAGGGTCTGCTTTTATAACGACAACAGGCGGTATAACGGCAATGCAAAACTCATCAGCTATTAATATTTATAACAACTCTGGCTCAGCGGCAGATACAATGCACGGCTCTGTTGTATTAAATTTATTAGACCCTGCTACTAATACTTGGACTGCTATGGGATTAGTAAGTAAATCAAATGCTTTAGTTATGTCTTATGTTACAGGTAGCATATCATTAGCCAGTGCATTAACTCAAATTAGAGTTACTTCAGATGGTGGTACTGGCTCATTAGATGCTGGCTCAATCAACATAATGTACGAATAGGATAAATCATGGCAGTTACAATAGACGGAAGTGCAAATACTATTAGTGCAAGAGCAACATTAGGTGCTACCAGTATATCTTGGACTAACCTTATAACTCGATCTGTAAATACTTGGTATAGTCCAACAGTAGATTCTTATGTTACTGTAAGAGGGCTAGGCTCGTTTAGAAATGGATTAGATGTTTTAGCTGGTTCAAGCACTACGGTAAATACCATGATTGCAACATTAGGTGATGATATAAATAATAATACAAAAGGATTTTCTTTTGGGTTTCCTGTAAAAGCTGGCGCATTTTATTTTATTCGCTCACCATCTACTTTTGTAGGAACTGATGCTTTTGAAACTGTAAATATTTATGAAGCGCCTATGTCATAAGGATAAGTCATGCAAAGAATCATATATAAAACAACAGATGGTGGGGTGGCAATATTAATCCCTACTGCCGAGTGGTTACAATCACATACCATTGAGGAATTAGCAGAGAAAGATGTACCTGCTGGCGCAGAATTTAAGATTGTAAATGTAAAAGATATTCCGTCAGATAGAACATTTAGAGATGCGTGGGAGTTTGAATCGGATACTCCAGTAGAGGTAATTCCAGAGATAACTCCAGAGGTAATTCCAGAGGTAACAGAATGATAGTTATTAATTTTGACAAAGCTAAAGAGATTACTAAAGAACGATTGCGCCAAGAGAGAGTGGCATTATTGCAAGCGCAAGATGTGGCATTTCAGCGTGCTTTAGAGTCTGGTGCTGATGCTGATGATATCATTGCCGAAAAACAGCGTTTGCGTGATATTACTAAAGCTGTCGATTCATTAAAAACTCTTGATGAGTTAAAAGCTATTTCCTGCTAACAATTTTTTAGGTACTTAATCATGGATAACCAGTCAATCTTAAACATATTACTATCATCATCATCACTTGTTTTAGGCTGGTTTTTGCGTGAGATGTGGTCGGCAGTTAAAGAATTAAAAAGCGATTTAGCTAAACTTCGTGAGGAATTGCCAAAAGACTATGTTGCTCGTGATGATTACCGCCAAGATATTCGTGAGTTTAAAGAGATGTTAAATAAGTTGTTTGACAGGTTAGATACTAAGGTAGATAAATGATTAACAGTCGTTCGCTTGATGAATTACATCCAAAAGTTAAAGCACTAGCAGAGCAGTTTAAAAAAGAATGTTTGGCCGCAGGGTTTGACATTCTTATTTATTCTACCTATCGAGATAATGAAGCTCAAGACGTTATCTATGCACAAGGCAGAACCGCCAAAGGTAGGATAGTAACCAATGCAAAAGGCGGTCAATCATTCCATAATTACAGAGTTGCCTTCGATTGGGTGCCAATGCTTCACGGTAAACCATTGTGGGATAATGATGTTATTTACGCAAAGTGTGGTAGGATAGGTGAATCAATAGGTCTTGAATGGGCTGGAAGATGGTCTGGTAAGATAAAAGAAACAGCTCACATGCAATATACTGGCGGATTATCGTTAGCTGATTTTCAAAAAGGAAAGACACTATGAATAAATTAATAGCTTTATTTTCTGTATTTCGCAAAGGTAAAGAAGTTGCTAATCCTGAAGCATGGAAGAAAGGCCAAATCACTGGCTCAGTCATTGCAGGTCTATTGGCTGCTATTGTGGCTTTGGCTAAAGCATTTGGTTATGACTTGCCATTGTCTGATGCGGACATTCTTTCCATTGGCACTTCTATTGTTGTTATTGTCGGCTTGTTCATCAATCCAGCTATCACTATCGCATCCAGCAAAAAAATTGGTGTGTCAACCACACATCCAACTGGAAGTGAATCCGCAAAAAGAATTATCGGTGGCTGATTGGTATTTGATAGAACTCATTTATTTTACATTAGAATGTAAGGAGCAATAACATGTCTGGTTTCCTATTAAATTTGTTGTCTTTCGTAGTCAAGCGTTTAATTGATGCTCAACTATTTGAAATAATTAAATCATTAGTAGCATCTCAAATGGATAGTAATATCCCTGGCGCTGCAAAAAAAGTTGCAGTTAAGTCTGCATTAACTGAGTTGGAAGGTAACATAAAAGAGCAATTAATTAAGACTGCTCCTAATCTTTTAAACTTGGCTATTGAAGCGGCAGTGGTATTAATTAGAAAATGATAGAAGAATTAAAGCAGTTCGCAACACCAAAGCAGTGGGAATATTACGCTAAGTCTTGTGAACTGGGTTCTAATCGAGCAGCAGCCAAGTTCTTTGGTGTTACTGCTACCGTAGTGGATGTGGCTGTTAGAGCATTAAAGGCTAAGGCTGCATTGCAAGGTTATTCACCTGAGCATGATATGACTAGACCAGTTCCTCCAGGCTATCTAGTAAAGGGCGTCAGCACCTATTATAACAAGGATGGCAAGCCATCAGGACAGTGGGTTAAATCATCGCTAGATAACGCTCAGTTAGAGCAGGTAGTTAAAGATTTTGTTACCAATCTAGCAGAAGATATTAAAGGTCTTGCTCCGCTATCCCCACCTCCGAAATTAAAGCCAACCGATACGTTGACAGTCATTCCTATGGGTGATCCTCACTTTGGGTTATACGCATGGGCGCATGACGCTGGAGCTGATTTTGATTTGGCTATAGCAGAACAGCTCACGTGCGGTGCAATAGACAGACTGATAGCAAGCTCACCCAACACACACACGGCATTACTTCTTAACCTTGGCGATATGTTTCATGCAGACAATCAGAAGAATATAACGAACTCTGGTCACCAGCTTGATGTAGATGGTCGCTGGGCTAAGGTGCAGCAGATAGGTTTGCGAGCCATGATATATTGCTTGCAAAGGTTGCTTGAGAAGCATCAGAAAGTAGTATTTAGAATCAACAAAGGCAATCACGATGGCCATTCATCTTACGCATTGGCGTTAATGATAAGTTGCTATTTTCATAAAGAGAAACGAATGGAAGTGGACTTATCACCAGCTATATCTTGGTACTATCCGTTTGGTAAAGTATTGATAGGCTCTACGCATGGCGATACCATAAAAGGCAGGGATATGATGTCTATCATGGCATCAGATATACCTGAAGAATGGGGTCGTTCTAAGTATCGATATTGGTATGTCGGTCACGTACATCATCGTGATTTGAAAGAGTATGCTGGCGGTCAGGTTGAGTATTTCAGGACACTAGCAGCTCGTGATGCTTGGCACCAAGGTCAGGGATACAGAGCTGGTCGTGATATGTGTTCAATCATATTGCACAAAGAATACGGTGAAATAGAGCGCCATACTTGTGACATTGGAATGATATGAAAGAAGTTGAAGCTAAAGAAATGGCTCAAACATTGATAGGTCAAACCATTGTTGGAATAGTTATAAATTACGAACGAGAAACGGTTACTTTAGAACTATCCAACAATGATTTAGAATTTGGCGGTGACGGCCTGAGTATGAAATGCTTTGACCTAACTAGGCCATTAATGAACTAATCCCCATAACCTATCGGGCCGTTCTGCCCTATGATGTCCATACGAGCCTCGTTCCAATTAAGTGGGCATGCCGTATAAGCACATTCCTTACTTGCATCTAAAACCTTTCCACAAATATCGCACAGTGGTTCTTTCTTACGGAAGATAGCATCAAAACTAGATTCAAATTTATCTCTATCAACACTTAATGGTCTTGGCTTAGACCCTTTGCCACCGTCACTCATCATTTGCCCTTTCAATAAAATCAATTAAGTAGTCTATATACCAACGCGCTTTCTTTAAATCCTCAAGCGTATCATTCTTTAAGCCAGCTCGTGATAGATACTTTAAAGCAGTCAATCTAAGATGTCCACGGAACTCCTCTGGTGTTGCTTTGGCCTCCATGTAATCAATTGTTTCAATACCACCGCTAGTGTAATGATGTGGATGATTAACATTATCTGACATTCTTAACTCTCCTATCATGGTCATCAGCACAATCTTTATCGCAGAATCTTTTTTGTTTTGCTAATTTTTCACCGCAATTTAAACAAAAGCCAGTTGGCTCAAATTCTTTTTGATTTGCTTTGTTTCTAGCCAACTTAATACTCAAATCTATCGATGCCGCTTCAATTGCAGATGCTCTATCTGATTCATCTGCAAATTTCTCTACTTCTTCCATATTAACCCTTTTTCTTTATTTCTATAAACTTATTGTAATAAAATCGGCTTCGTACAAGGCTCTTAGAGCGAATAAAAAGAGTGAAGTAATACCATGACCTCACCCTGCTAATTATTTTCATCCCAATTTATTCCCTTCATGTATCCAATTTGTTGATATTCCGTCTTTATTGTAATTGCGAATATCACGGCTAATTTTAGCGCGACTTGGTGAATGAAAGTAGCGTAATAATTTAATTTTTAATTTTTTCATTTTTTCCTCATGTAATTTTTATATGTACACAAACAGTTAAAATTTAAACATATCCTGTCAACGTGTATAGTTTTTTTCATTTTGTATATACATTGTATAAACATCCGCCAAAACATCCGCCACTCTATCGTTCTCTTTCATCTTGGCTAGTATGAGCAGATAGTACAACTCATCCATCTCGGCTTTGGTCATACAGTCTTTCCTATGTATGTTGCCTTAACATTATTATTAAACTGCAAAGTCACAGCGCACTCTTGCCCTTTGTTTCCATTTAAAAGTTTGTAAATACCAAATCCCATAGAAACTACGGCAATAAGTAGTAACGTTGCTACAATTACTACGGCTCTATCTCCACTACGGTCGCACTGGCAATCACGCCCTTGGTTGCACTGTTGATTACACGGCATCTTCGTTCTCCTCAACACTAAAATAAGCAAGCACTGTTTTAAGTGCAGCAACTAATTCAATTCCATCTTCCATATTTCTATCTAGGTTTAATAATGTATTTTTCAGATGTGCCGCAACAACATTATCTAAAAGCACATAAGCCACATCTTCATCGTCAAAAGAGATATTAACAAGCATTATAAAATCTCCTTAATAACTCTGCCTTTAGCAGCAGGTATGTTTGTGTAGCCCATCAAGAACGCCAGGTTAAAGTTATTAGCGTATTGTTCAGGTATTTTTAATGGATTTAATTTCGTAGGCATCGTATCTTCATCGTACTTATTAACGCTAAAGTAAGTATTGATGCCTTTGCCATACTTATAAATTAGTCCTTCTTTCACTAGCATATTAAGACTATAACGAACATCAGACCTGGAGAATCCCTGCTCCATTAAACTTTTAGCAGTTCTATCGGATTCAAGTATCTCAGTGTATAGCTCAAACCTAGCCTTAGCTGCATTAGAACCAAATACTGCAACATCATCCATTTTTCTTAGCCTCCAATTTTAGTTTAAGTAATTCAAGTTTAGAATCAGGCATTGACATACCAGTTTCGCAACGCCATACACGAACGGTGTTTGGTTTGCAATAAAGCAAGTCAGCCACATTAGTTGCACTCAGTCGATTGTGATACATCACATCCATTAGTTCTTTTTGATTACGTTTCATACTAACTCCGTTTTGTTTACGAGTTGATAATATAATTCACTGCTTTATTTTTGTCAACACATGTTTGATAAAATCAATAGCCTCATCTTTACCTTTGCATACTTTTGCATAATAACCAGCAGCATTTAGGTAAATTATCCAATCCAATTGTTCTGGCGATATAGTTCCACCTTTAGTCCGCTTCATCTCAATAAAGCAATTAAGACTAGGTATCATAAGGTCAGGTACTCCAGCCGTGACCCCTTCTGCCTTCATGTTCATGGCCACTACTTTGTTTCTTAATCCACCGTTACCAATAGCAAATACTCGATGCTGTGGGTGACTACGCCTCATCCATTGTATAAACTCAACCTGCTCCAAATGCTCTGACTTAACCTTTTCAGCTACCATTAAAATCTCCTGTCAATTACTCTTGCGTATTTACCATCCATCTTAAAATCAATTGTTTCTGGACAATTAGAATTATTCATTGCGTGACAAATTGATTCTAATGAACTATGTGGTAAAAGGTGCGCTCCAGACTTCTTAGCAAGCAAAATAACAAGCTGTATAGCCTTTTGACCTGCCCATCCATCATGTTTTACGCACAGATATTCTGTCACTGGCTTATCAGATAAACCACCATAATACGTCACCTTCAGCATCTCTATCCCGCTCGTCTTGCTCAAATGCTTTGACCATTCCCAAGAACTTACATCAAGCTCGGTACCTCCTACTCCCATAATGTCATCATTACGGAGTTTTAATGGCGCCTTTTCTTCTTTAGGGAACTCATAAGAACATGCAGGACACACTGGAACGCTTATGTGTAAAATCTCATGGCATTGGTCACACATCTTAACTGGCGCTTCTCCTGAGCCTTCACCGCGCTTCTTAGATTTGTCCTCAATGTTTACGTTGGTAATTGGGCCATGTGTCTGAACCACGCCAGCAAAGTCTAATACTAAGCAATGGTCAGTATGGCTTTTAGGTCGTAAGCCACGCCCTGCCATTTGCACATAAAGACTGGCCGATAATGTAGGCCGAAGCATGGCAATCAAGTCAATGTCAGGGTAATCAAACCCAGTTGTTAGCACGTCACAGTTAGTTAGCGCCTGAATTTTTCCAGCCTTATACTCATCTAAAATGCGTTTGCGTTCTGTCTTACTTGTATTACCTGTAATACATTCTGCCACAATGTTTCTTTTGAGCAACACATCTCTGACGTGGTAAGCATGGTCAACACCAGCGCAAAAGAACAACCAGGCTTTTCTGTCATCAGCCAATCTAATAACTTCATCAACTACGCTGTAGTTATTGTCATCATTATCAACGGCAGCCTGTAACTCTGATTCAATATACTCACCACCACGTTTGTGTACTCCATCTGTGGATAACTTTTTATCGGTTACTTTTGAACGAAGCGGAGCAAGGTATTTTTTATATATTAACTCCTCAATAGACACAGGCTCAATTAACTCATCAAACAATGCTGGCTTGTCAGTAATTAACCCATGGCCCAATCGATACGGTGTAGCGGACAATCCAATCACGCGGAGCATAGGATTAATCTCAATCAACTCTTTAATCAATGTGCGGTAGCCACCTTCATCTTTATGTGACACAAGGTGACATTCATCAATAATAATCAAGTCAACGTGACCAATCTCATGTGATCGATTACGCACTGATTGGATACCAGCAAATGTAATGGCCTCACTCAACTCACGCTTGCCAATACTGGCTGAGTATATGCCCATCGGTGCATTTGGCCAATGTAGGCGCATCTTCTCAGCGTTCTGCTCAATCAGCTCCTTAACGTGAGTGAGCATTAACACACGAGTTTCAGGCCAGTTCTGTACTGCATCCTTACACAGTGCAGCGACAATGTGACTCTTGCCTGATCCTGTCGGCAACACTAAGCATGGGTGGCCTTTGTTATTGGATAGCCACGCATAGAGTTCATCTATTGAGCGTTGTTGGTATTCACGAAGCATTTTCCACCTCATTTATTCTTTGACCAATCCATCTCATAACAGGAACCGCCATTGAGTTACCTAATGCTTTGTATCTATTTCCATCAGGTGTTTTGTCAAATATATTGGTATAGTTATCAGGAAATCCTTGCAGACGCTCACATTCAAGCGGAGTTAATCTACGTACTCTCATTTCATTAAATAATTGTTGGTCTTGGGTTGTTGATAATGTAAACGCCTTTTCATCTTGACCAAGATAACCTTTGCCACCACCCTCACAGCCACCTCTTATTTTAAATGTATGTGCAATAGGAACATTGCCACCACCAGTTTCCCAACGTCTAGTTACAGTTTGACATATATCTCCCATCTCTTTTACCCTGCTATCAGCAGGATGTGTTTCATAAACTGTAACTCCACTTCTTTGATTGCAAGTTAAAGTCCCTGATAAATTATTTTCAAATCTCATTTCATCAGGTCTAGCATTAACATTAAATGACATTGTTGCAACAAACAATCCACACTCATTACCTGATGGGCCACCGCTACCCTTAGCCCATTTGCTAGTTACGGTATCTGAACACTCTGGGTCTGCGCCACCATACGCAACGCCTCCTCCAATTGGGGCGGTAGCGATTTTCCTCGACTTTCTGCTCTGCGAATTATTCCCTGACATGCTTTCGCGCTCAAATAATACTGAGGCAGCACTTCGCCAATCTCCAAGACATCCGACAACAAAGACACGTTTGCGTCTTTGTGGGACTCCGAAGTGTTGAGCGTCAAGCACTCTGTAGGCGAACCCATACCCGAGTTCAGCCAACGCCCCGAGGAAGGAACCAAAGTCCCTTCCACCATTTGAACTGAGGACACCTGGCACGTTTTCCCACACAATCCATTTTGGCTTAAAATGGTCAGCAATTCCAAGATAGACGAGTGCCAAGTTTCCACGAGGATCTTGAAGTCCTTTTCTAAGTCCTGCGACTGAGAAAGATTGACAGGGTGTTCCTCCCACGAGAATGTTGACTGGTTCATTTATATTCCACTCCTTAAATTTTGTCATGTCACCGAAATTGGTAACATTTGGATAATGATTTGCTAACACTTGACTAGGAAACTTCTCAATTTCTGAAAATCCAACAGGATTCCACCCCATGTCATGCCAAGCAGTTGTTGCTGCTTCTATTCCACTACATACGCTTAAATAGTTCATATAATCTTAGCCCCCATAGTTTCTCTAAGTTCTTTAGTAAAGTCGCTAGGTTCAGCGCACTCGTTAGGATTGGCTAGTATCTCGCTAGACTTAAACCCATCGGCACCATTAAGAACTTCTTTCTTGTTAATAATATAAATTGCATGCCACTCATCTTTACCTGGCTTAAACTTATACGGAACTAAGTCAGGATGAATAACATGTGCATCGCATCCATTGTATTGAGCCTCTAGTGGGATAACGGCATCGTAGCGAGTACATGTCCAAGTGCTGTCCTCATTAGATGTAACGTGAGCGCAGGTACGACAGTTAGATTCTTTAATGGCCTTTGAGCCGTGACAAAAATCATGGGCATCGCACATCTTACATTCGTACCAACTTGGGTCAGTGCTTAACGGTGGTGGTAATGCCTCAACCATCGTAATGCGATGCGCTTTAGTTACCATCTTAGTGGCAAACTCTTTATCTAACTTAACGCGCTCGGTGTAAATCTCATCGTTATCTTTACAGACAGCATAGTAAAAGCCACGGTCTAGTTTCAATCCAAGCATGTAAACTTGCATCTGAGCGTAGTGCATCGGCTTAGATTTCTGCATGCCATTCTTAACTAAGTCATCAAATGATTTTTTTGAGTGAGTTTTGAACTCAGCCAGGTGAACTTTGTTTGGTGACTCAGGAAGGCCGCTATGGATAATCCCATCTACAGAACCTCCAAAGTGCTTACCAAAATCAACCTTATTCTGAGTAGCTCGAACATCTACACCGATGCTACGCAAGTCACGCAGTATGTTAGCTTCTTCATTGTGGCCACGTCTAAACAATCGCAGGATACGACCTTCAAACTTTGGAATGACAGCCCAATGAAATGATAACCACAGCCATCGTTCGCAGTTATGGCCAATCACTGAGCATCCTAAATGTGGGCGAGGATTCTCTTTTTTATCCTCATGGAACTTATTAATTAAATTTACTGTCGTAGGAAGTAAGCTCATTTTTTATTTGCAACCTCTCTTAAATCGCGCATTTCTTCATATTTTAATATTTCGTAGTATTGCTCAAATAGCTTACCTATTTCAGTGCTAGTAAATTTGTTAAAGTTGACATATTCAATAATCTTTTTGCCAAGTTTTTCATAGTATTTGTCGTTCATATAACCTCCGTAAAAGATGGGGATGTCCTTAACCTAAGAGATACAATGGTCGTGGTCGTTACCGATACCACCATCCCCAAAACCTAATTACTTCTTAGCCCAAGGTGGCGCTGCTTTGCCATCTTCTTGCGCTGGTGCAGGAGCAGCAGCTTTAGGCATTGCCGCACCTTCTAGTGCTTTGTAGCCACGAACATCATTGGTTGGGTCGTAACCTTCTTGAGTACGAATAGAAAGTTTGATCTGTAATGCACCACCTATTAGTTGGTCGGTATCATCAACACGAGATAAACCAATTGCTCGCATGATAGAGCCTAGAGCCTGACGCCCAATTTCCTCAGCAGCAGTTGATTTGTTTTTGATGTTGATGTTGCCAAATACCACACGGCCTTGATGTGTCGGGCCTGTAACGTCATACCTTACAGCAACGTATTGACCAGTTTTATCCTTAGTGTCACGGATTTCAGCCTTGTTAATTACTGCTGAATACCAACCTTCAGGTAAAGGTGCAAAGTCGTTTTGTTGTTCAGGTAGTGAGTTAATATCAAATGATTCGCCTAATAGTGCCATGGTGTTACTCCTTAATTGTAATAGTGAATGATGGGCGGCCTGGTGTAGTTGTAATGGCTGCCATCAATGGTTTGGTAATTGCTTCGTTTGCTGCCTTCCACACGGCTGAGTTAATCTCAGCTTTCCAACGGAATAAATCATGTAGGTGTTCGGATAATCCGTGAGCAGCAGCGATGTCTTGCAGTTGCTCTGTATCAACCTTACGGTTCATGCGACCTACAACCTTAATAGAGTAGCCATCATCTAAACTGACGTTCTCTGTGCCTTCCATAGTTACAGGTATGCCAATCAAACTCATTAGCTTATCCTCTACCTCACGTCTGCGTTCAGTTGCTACACGCTCGGCTTCTTTTAACTCAAGCCATAATTTAGATAGGTCAGATAAAGTAGTCATTATTTACCTCCAATCTTTTTAATGATTAGTCCTAAGTCTGGTGCTTCCCATGCGTCTAACTTACCGCTACGGTCTTTAGCAGACCAAGCACCATCAGAATCACACATCAAAGCACGTTGCACCTTACCATCTCCGTCACGCTCAACTCGTAGTGCAAGAACTTCATCAAAGAAATACGGTAGTTGTTGTCCTGTCTTATTGCCTGGCATCGATGGCGCATATAACATCTTGCCCATCTCATCCTGCGACTTCTCTAACTTGGCACTCATATATACATGGCGGTTAGGAATGTCACGGAAAGCACGAATGATGTCAGCCATTTGTTCCTGCATGGCACCGTAAGCAGCGCGAGGGTCTTTAGTTAGTTTGCGTTCGTAGTTCAACACTACCTCAGCAATCTCACTAATGGAATCCAAGGCAACTGATTCAAACTCTAAACCTTCTTTAGATTCAGTCAGCCATGCGTAGGCTTCTTTTAGTTCTTCCATTGAGGAAATCTCAATGTATGGAACATCCGCGTCTTGGATGGATAACAAACCACCTTCAGCAGACAACACGATTGGTTTCGGTAAAGTAGGTATCAGGGATGTTTTCCCAGCTCCTGCCTGACCGTACACTAATAACTTCACGCCATTTGTATGTAGCGAAGAAGTTGATTTAAGGCTAATAGCCATTTTAGTTCTCCTATGTAAAGCCTCGGTTTGAAGTTCAGCTTGAGGCAGTGGTTGTATATTAATTTATTTCCTGTTAGTATGTCAACATGTTTTTTCAATTAAATAGGAAAATATATGAAAACTAAAGAAGCAATTGATTATTTTGGTAGTTTAAAAAAATTAGCAGATGAGCTTGGCGTATGGCCTCAAGTAATTTATGGGTGGGGAGAATATCCACCTAAGTCTAGGCAATATGAATTAGAAGTTAAAACTAATGGAACTCTTAAAGCAGAGGATAGATAATGGAAAACCATTATGTTTATATAATCGAAATTGATGGATATTGCAAAGTAGGAATAGCAAATAATTTAAAATTTAGATTAAATAGTTATAACAGCTCAAGTCCACATAATGTTAAATTAATTAAAACATTTATTACTACTTCAAAAATGGATTCTGCTTTAATTGAAAAAAATATTCATAATAAATTAAAGTCATTTAATTTACATCATAAATTAGAGTGGTTTATAAAAGGTAGTTTGCAACAGGCAATTTTAATAGCTGATGAAGAATATAAGCAATATTTATTAGATGATAATCTAATTATTAATAATGAAATATATAATTCAGAACTTAAAAAAGTAGTAAATTTACTTTCAGATATAACAACAAATAAAGTATCAGAAGAAACAGGATTAAATAAACGTACAATTAATAGAATTAAAAATGGCAAAACATTTCCAAACAAATCTACATTTAAATTATTGACCGATTACTTTAAGGCTAAAAATCATGGGTAACATCAAAAATATTATTGGTAGCTTTACGCCACCAGTAGAAAAGATTATTAAACCAGCAGAACAACAATTAATTGATTCAATGGTTGAGCATGGATTAACGCCACCTAGACATATATTAATAGATGGTAAGGTTCATCGGTTCTGCACTAGCGGTAAGAAAGGTGACAGTGGTTGGTACATTGTATTTAGCGATGGCGTACCAGCAGGTCGGTTTGGTGATTGGCGGACAGGCATCGAGGTATCCTTCAGGGCCGACATTGGTAGGTCGCTTACCATGGTTGAGGAGATGGCGAATACACGTAGAATGGTAGAAGCTCGCGCACTGCGTGAAGAAGAAGAAAAGCGTAAGCACGAATTGGCTGCTAATACGGTTGAACATATATGGTCAGGTGGGATGCACGCTGAGGCTGAACATTCTTATTTAAAGAAAAAAGGTATATATAGTCACGGTGCCAGGGTAACAGGCGATGGCCGTTTGATGTTGCCGTTGTTTAACGAAGAAGGGAAACTTTCATCTATACAATATATAGGTGAAGATGGCGATAAAAAATACCATGCAGGTGGCGCAACCTCAGAGTGCTATTGGTCACTAGGTGAGCCTAGCAAGATTATTTACATCGCAGAAGGCTTTGCTACGGCTGCCACGATATTCGAGAACACGAACGAGCATACTATCGTAGCGTATAGCGCATCTAACCTAGTTCCTGTCACTCGTATCATCCGTGAGAAGTTTGGCGCAATGCAAGAGATTGTGATTGTGGCGGACAATGATGTATCTGGCGTAGGTCAGAAATACGCAGACCAAGCTAGTGCTAAGTATGGCGCTAAGGTAATTATTCCGCCTGAGATTGGTGATGCTAATGATTATCTATTGGGTGGCGGTAACTTATCGGCCCTACTCAATCCACCTCAAGAAGAATGGTTGATGGCTGCCGATGGCTTCTCACAAAAGCCTTCTCCTATCTCATGGCTAGTGAAGAATTGGCTGCAAGAAAACGCTTTGGTTATGGTTCATGGGCCTAGTGGTGGCGGTAAGACATTCGTTGTATTGGATTGGTGCATGTCCATGGCTAGTGGCTTGCCTGAGTGGTCAGGTAATAAGGTTAAGAAGGCTAATGTTGTTTATTTGGCTGGTGAAGGCCATGCAGGGCTTAGAGGTCGTATTGCAGCATGGAAGCAAAACCGCAAGGTTAGTAAGATGGACATGTGGGTATCTAAATCAGGATGCGACCTTAATACATCACAAGGTTATCAACAGGTATCCGAGCAGTTACGAAGCATGCAGATACAGCCTGATGTCATTGTGGTTGATACATTGCATCGGTTTCTGAAAGGCGATGAGAACAGCGCACAGGATACTAAGACCATGCTAGACGCTTGTGCAGCTCTTATGATGGAGTTTAACTGCACGGTTATCCTAGTGCATCACACTGGCGTATCAGACGAAGCACAGCATCGAGCAAGGGGTTCTAGTGCATGGCGCGGTGCCTTAGAGATTGAGATTAGCATTGTGCCAGGTAAAGGCGATGCTCCTATGGAGATTATTCAACGTAAGTCTAAGGATTCTGAGTTGGCGGAACCTTTGTATTGCACACTAGAGAGCGTGGCGATAGAGGGGTGGATAGATGAGGATGGCGAACCTGTTAAATCTGCTGTTATAGAGTTTGCCGATGCTCCAGTTAAGGCTAAGAAGAACTCCCCAGTTGAAGATAGAATGAAATTGTTTGAAAAAGTATGGTTTGAATCAGGGGCAGAGCAAGGGGTAGGGGGTATGCCTATCATCTCACGTTCGGCTTTCGCTCAGTATTTGGAAGTTCATGGTTTGTATAAAAATCAGGACAGTATTAAACAGGCATTAACACCATCAAAACTAGATGGAATTATTGGCATGTTGCAAAATTCAGAAATTATTAAATGCAATTGGAATGGTAAAAATGTAGGTTCTTATGAGGTAATTAATGCAGAATTTGGCAGTCAACTTAACTTAAGGAAACCTAAATAATCTGGTAACTGTGGTAACTGGTGGTAACTGACAGTTACCGTTACCAAAATGGGCAAAAGTATTTATATTTGGTAACTATGGTAACTACTCCCCTATAGGGGAGTTACCACGTTACCATAAATGCAGCGATGAATATTGACCTGAAATTTGAAAAAGGGAAACTTTGTATTTTATGGATAAGAAAGAGATTTTAATTTTATTGTTGGCTGCGATTGCTGACATCGTTTTAATCGTCAACGTGATTCACCACTGGTGAAATAATTTTTTTTCGTTTGGAATTTTTTTTAGGGAAACTTTTGAAAAGGGAAACTTTGTGTTTTTGTAGAAAGGGTCAAAAATCTACCCGATTTGGTGGATTTGCTGAAAAAATAGGCAATTGTTCAATTTTTGCGTAAAAAATAGGCAATTGTTTAATAAAAATCAATAAATTGCTTAAAAAATAGGCAAAAAATGAATGAATTGCTTAAAAAATAAGCAAATTGTAATAAAAGCGCCTAAAAAGCGCTTTTTTTTGGTCTATACCTTTAAATATATATATAAACCCAAAAATAATTGTTTACTTTTATAAATACATGTTTATAATGTGAAGCGTAAACAGTTTTTTTAAATAATTTTTTTAAACGAGGTATAGAAAAATGAATTCACTAAATTTTGAGGTTCTTCTTTATTCTTTAATGGCTATCGGCCACTTTTTGCTTGGCGCTTTAAATGTAGATAACGGCTTAATTTTAATCACTCAAATTTTAGGCGCTTGTTTTTGGCTTTATATGGCCATGGATTTATTGCAAATTGAAAGGGCTTAATTATGGGCTTGTTTTTTGTTGTCTTATCTGTTTTAGCAATTCTTTATTTTTTATATATGGAGGCTTAAAAATGATTATGTATGATTTTAAAAATAATAAACCAGCAAGCGAAAAAATAAGCGCATGGGAATATATAGGCGCTGTAAGTTTTATTTTAATAATGATTTTTCTAGTTATTTTATAGGGGCTAAAAATGAAAAAAGTATTTTCTAGCAATTCAGAGCTAATCCACGTATGGGCTAACAATAACGAGCCTGAAATATATAAAAGCGCTAATTCTGTTTCATGCCAGCATGGCCGCTTATTCTCTTATAACACGTGTATTGCTGAATTGGTAAACGATAGCCATGTTATTTTAAATAGCCATAGCTATAGCAATACCACTAGCAAGCATCAATCGCTCGCTCGCTCGGCTATCCATGGCCGCGAGTGCATAAGCCTTGATATCAGCAATTATAATCTAAGCACTTTAATTTTTGGCCAAGGCGATTTTGAGCGAGTGATTGTAAAGCCTAACGAAGCAAAGGCGGCCGAGTGGCTAGTTAAGGCCTCGCGCTCGAAAAAATACGCGGGATTATATAACGGCTTCGCTCTTTCAATTTTTAGCAGTCTTAAGGCCTATGCTGATTTAATTGGCTTAACTTATGAAACAAGTATAAGTGCCATTGATATATTGAGAAGCGATGCACTCGAAGCCGAGAAAAAGCAGAAGGCGCTCGAAAAAATCAGAAAAGCCGAGAAAATAGCCGAGCAAGCCGAGGCGCTTATTAAATGGCGGGCGGGCGAAAATGTTTATCACAATTTTGAGGTAACGGCCTTAAGAGTGCATGGCAATGAAATACAGACCAGCCGAGGCGCTCGCATACCATTAGCCGAAGCCGTAAGAGCTTGGCCATTATTGCAAAAAATAGCATCAAGTGGCGAAGCGCTAAGGCCTGAGAATATGCGCCTTGGCTATTATCAAGTTAGCAGCATTAGCAGCGAGGCCTTAATTGTGGGCTGCCACGTCATACCAATGGCCGAGGTTTTAAACGTGGCTAGTGTTTTAAATCTTAACTAGCGGAGGTTTTATTATGAAAAAATTATTTTTAATAACTGGCTATGATTCTTTTAATCATAAGAATATAAGCAAGTTTTTTACTTTACCTGGCCAGGCTTCTATTTTTGCCTTAACTTTAACAGATAGCAAAATGCACGTTTTAAATGGCTCAGATTATGTAAGTATTTTTAACGATTATTTAAAAGAGGCTTAATTATGAATAACTTTGACGTTTCGAGCAGTGGCGAAAATATCGAGCTTAATATTTTTTATGATACTGACTTAGCTCAGCTTTATTATAGTGAATTTGAAAGCGAAAATACTCGGCTAAGTTTTGGCCGTGACAATTTGCTTTTTTTAATTGGTGATTCTTCAGGCCCATATTATTCTAAGCTCGATTTATTGGCATTAAGTAAACAAGCGCTTTTTAATTTATGCTTAGATTATGAATTGATAGGCTATGGCGCTGGCTTAAATGATTATTTAAAAAGCGAGTATATATCAGACTTATTAAACATTAGCATTGAGCGGCATTATAAATACCTATTGGCCAATTATACTTGGCACGGCTTAGGTGAAAAGATAGCCCACGATTATTATATAAGCCGAGGCTATAGCCAAGGCGATGCTGTCTATATTGTAAGCATCGATAAGCCTATAAATAACGAAAATAGGCGGGCCATAGATAACATATTATGGGATTCACCTATAAGCATATATGCCGATATAAACGGCCTAGAATTTTATACTGATGATTTTTTAGGCGATGATTATTATGTTTATAATGTTGACGCTATAGCCGAGAAAATACGCGCCTTTGATATAAGTGACTATGCTAAGGCTTGGCTGATTAAAGCATTGCCAGCTCAGCCGAGTTATTAGCTTATGATTCTATACGCGCTTAGGTTTATCTTTTTAATTCTATTTAAATCAATTTGCTTAATTCTCTTAGTATTCATAGCCTTTCTTAATCTACCAGAATAAACACTTAGCCCGCCTTGCGCGGGTTTTTTTTCGCCTATACAATGGCGCCCATGTTTAAAGCAAGCGCCTACCATTATCTATACAGCTCGGCCCAATGGCTAAGGCTTCGCCATTATCAGTTACAATCTAGCCCACTTTGCGCCCTATGCGAAGCGCAAGGTATAACCAGCGCGGCAAGCATAGCAGACCATATAAAGCCACATAAAGGCGATAAAGAGCTTTTCTATAATGCCGCTAACCTACAATCATTATGCAAGCCTTGCCATGATAAGCACAAGCGCATAAAAGAATTGCGCGGCATAATGCGCGGCCATGATTTAAACGGCTGGCCGCTCGATAACGATAGTCACTTCATTAAATAGCCGCGCTTTAATCATCGCATTACATTATCTAATCTTAAGCATATATCTATGACGCATTTTAAGCCGTTTTAAGCCGTTTTAATTCTAACCTATGCAATGGTATTGCCGCGATTTTTGCGCCTTGCTATGGCCTCAGCAGGTATGCCAAAATGCAGGGGCTGGCCATAAAGTAAAAGTTTTTTTTCACTTACTACCGCCTCCGACCCAGATCGGAAGA